CTTGGTGTACCACAAAGATGCGATCACATTTGCGACCGCTGACTTGCTGTTGCCTCAAGGTGTGGACATGGCTGCTCGTGCTGTGCACAACGGCATCAGCTTGCGTGTGGTTCGCCAGTACGACATCAACAACGACCGCTTGCCTTGCCGTATCGACGTTTTGTACGGTTACAGCGCGATGCGTCCACAAATGGCCGCTCGTATCTGGGGCTAAATTGAAATGGGGCTTCGGCCCCTTTCTTCGTAAACAATTTGAAAGGAATTTATCATGGCACTCCCTAACGGCGCAGGCGGTTACCAAGTCGGTGACGGCAACCTGAATGAAGTTACTCTTGGTGTTCAGCCAGCGGCTCAAACTGCAACAACTGGTGCAACTTTGACCACTGCTCAAATCACTGGCGGCATTTTGCTGGGTTCTCCCGGCACTACTGCTTCTGCTTACACTCTGCCATCAGGCTCTAGCCTTGATTCAGCAGTGCCTAGCGCAAAAGTGAACAGCTCGTTTGACTTCAGCGTGACAAACGTTGACGGTTCATCTACTGGCGTCATCACAATGACCGCTGGTACAGGTTGGACCATCGTTGGTTTGGCTACCATTGCTGCTACTGCTGGTACTACTGGTGCTTTCCGCGCCCGTAAAACTGGTGATGGCACTTGGACGCTGTACCGCTTGTCCTAAACTTAAATGGGGGCTTCGGTCCCCATTTTTAAAGGAACTATCATGGCAAACAGCAAATCTATCGGTGTTGCATTTGAAGACCAAAACATCATCGGCGCGGACACCGTCCTCGTCAATGGCGTTTTGGGTTATACAACTTTCGCTGAAGGCAGTGTGACTCAAGCAACCAGTAAATCTACTGGCGTGACTTTGAACACTTCTGCTGGCACTATCACATTGAACAACGCCTCGTTGGCATCTGCCACAAACGTGTCGTTCACTTTGACCAACTCGTACATTTCCAGTAACGACACTGTTATCCTGACGCAAGCCAGCGGCGCAGCCTCGTCTGGTAGTTACAACGTGTGGGTTTCGGCCCTTGGTACAGGTACAGCAACCATTACAGTGCGAAATATCACTGGTGGTTCATTGTCCGAAGCCTTGGTGCTCAACTTTGCACTGATTCACTGTCAGTAAACCAACAGGGGGCTTCGGCCCCCTTCTTTACCATGCCCATCATTTATCTCAAACACCCCACCCACGGCACAAAAGTTGCAACTATGGAGCAAGAGGCCGTTTATGATGAACAAAAAGGCTGGACGCGATATACTCTGGATACGCCTTCGGTCGAAGAAGTAGCGGCCCCAAAGCGTGCTCGACGCAGTAAAACCGAACAACCAGCAGACCCCGCAGTGCCTGACTTTTTAGCACCGCAAGCCGACCAAGGAGAGTGACATGGCAACGTATACCGCAGGCGATCAAATCAACCGGGCGTTGCGATTGCTAGGTGTGCTTGCCGAGGGTGAAACACCCTCCGCTTCCATGTCGCAAGACTCCCTGATGGCGCTCAATCAAATGATTGAGTCTTGGAACACGGAGCGTTTGTCAGTTTTCTCCACACAGGACCAAGTTACTCTGTGGCCTGTTGGCGAAATTAACGCCACTTTGGGACCCACAGGTAGTCTGACCCCCTTGGACCCTCTTGCCACGTTTACTCGCCCCATCCTGATCGATGACGCGACATATTTCCGTGATCCCCAGACCAACGTGTCCTACGGAATCAAACTGATCAATCAGCAGCAGTACGACGGTATCGCGGTCAAAACAGTGACCTCGACATACCCGCAAGTCATGTTCGTGAATATGACGTACCCTGATTTGGACATTTACATTTACCCTAAGCCTACGCGCTCGTTGGAGTTCCACTTCATCAGCGTAGAGCCTTTAACCCAGCCTGCCGATTTGGCAACAAATCTGCTTTTCCCGCCCGGCTATTTGCGTGCTTTCACATACAACCTTGCATGTGAAATTGCTCCCGAGTTTGGCGTAGAGCCATCGGCACAAGTGCAGCGCATCGCAATGACAGCAAAACGCGATCTCAAGCGCATCAACAACCCAGACGATGTGATGTCAATGCCTTACGCAATTGTGGCAACACGTCAGCGTTACAACATCTATGCTGGTAACTACTGATGAAGACACCCATCCTTGGCTCGACCTACGTTGCCCGCAGCGTTAATGCTGCGGATGCACGCATGGTGAACCTTTTTCCCGAGATCATTCCTGAGGGCGGTAAAGAGCCTGCGTTTTTGCAACGCACTCCCGGTTTGCGGCTACTTGCAACGCTAGGGACTGGTCCTGTTCGTGGCGAATGGGCGTTTGGTGGCTATGGATACGTGGTATCGGGCACAAAGTTGTACAAGATTGATACCAACTACGCAGCAACCGTGTTGGGAACTGTTGGCGGCTCTGGTCCTGTAAGCATGGCCGACAATGGCACACAATTGTTCATTGCAGCCAACGGCCCTTCGTACATCTACAACTCCAGTACAGCCGTGTTTGGTCAAATCACCGATCCCGATTTTCCCGGTGCTGTCACTGTGGGGTATTTGGACGGCTACTTTGTCTTCAACGAACCCAACAGCCAAAGAATTTGGGTGACCCAGCTACTTGACGGCACATCGATTGATCCACTCGACTTTGCCAGCGCCGAAGGTTCTCCCGATGGCGTGGTTGGCATTATTGTGGATCACCGCGAAGTGTGGGTTTACGGCACAAACAGTGTTGAAGTGTGGTACGACACAGGCGCAACTGACTTTCCGCTTCAGCGCATTCAAGGCGCATTCAATGAGATCGGTTGCGCAGCGACTTACTCAATTGCCAAAATGGACAACGGTTTGTTTTGGCTGGGTAAAGATGCTCGTGGTCAGGGCATTGTTTATCGTGCAAATGGCTACACAGGCACGCGCATTTCGACACATGCTGTTGAGTGGCACATTCAGCAGTACGGCACTTTGTCGGATGCGATTGGTTACACCTACCAGCAAGACGGTCACAGTTTTTACGTATTGAGTTTTCCAAGCGCCAACACAACGTGGGTTTACGATGTGGCAACTCAAGCATGGCATGAACGTGCTGGTTGGAAAAATGGCTCATTCACGCGCCATCGCAGCAATTGTCAAATGTTTTTCAATAATGAAGTCATTGTGGGTGACTATGAAAATGGCAACATTTACGCATTTGACCTTGATGAATATTCGGACAATGGCAACATTCAAAAATGGCTTCGCTCATGGCGTGCGTTGCCCACGGGTCAAAACAATTTGCGCCGCACCGCCCACCACAGCCTCCAAATTGACATGGAATCTGGTGTTGGGTTAAATGCTGGACCAACGGGTAGCCCAATCCAAGGCGAAGACCCCAAAGTCATGCTTCGATGGTCTGACGATGGCGGTCATACTTGGTCCAATGAATACGAAGCCACTGTTGGCAAAATTGGTCAATACTACCGCCGTGTATTCTTCCGTCGTCTTGGTATGACATTGAAACTGCGCGACCGTGTGTATGAGTTGTCGATGACCGATCCAGTAAAGACGGCCATCATGGGCGCAGAACTACTGATCAGTCCGACAAATGCCTAATCCAAGCGCAACCCCCACTCCAATCACGCCCCCGCGAGTATCGATGATCGACCCTCGCACGGGGCTGATCTCGCGTGAGTGGTACATGTTTTTCATCAGCTTGTTCAATGTGGCTACGGGCACAGTGGACTCGCCCGTTGATCTCAGCCCAAGCCCTGAATCTTTGATTGCGTCTTACGACGAACTTTTACGTTCGGTCAATCAAGAATTGCAAACGCTGCCTCCGGCAATTGACTATTCCGAAGACATCATCAAGCTGAGAAAAGAAAACAATCTTCAGCCTTCGTCTGAAGTTGGTGAACTGCAAGCACAAATCAATGATGTGCGGCAAGAGTTGGAGGTTTTGCCCAAACAATCATTAGGCACGCTTTCTGCAATCAACATTGACTGGGTTCCTTACCTTGGCTTTGACACCGCGCCGCCTTGGGTTGGTACGACTGCCGGGCAATTTTGGTACGACTCGTCCACCGGATCGTTTAATGCCAAAATGGGCAACAACAACATCACTCAGCAAGTGGGTGAAGAAATGTTTGTTTACGGTAAAGCGTCTGCCGCAATCACCGACAGTCCACTGCAAATTGTTCGCAAGACAGGTACCGTGGGTGCGTCAAGTGTCATTACCTTTGCGCCAACTGTTGCAGGATTGACTGAATCGGATGTAATCATTGGTGTTGCCACCGAGTCGATTGCGCTTAACGGATTTGGTCGAATCACTGCTTTTGGCGTGGTGCACGGCATCACCACCAACGGTACAGCCTACGGTGAAGTTTGGGCCGACAACGACGACATTTGGTACAACCCGACTACGGGCAACCCGACCAAAACTAAACCAAGCGCCCCTGGCATCAAAGTGCGAATTGGCACGGTGATTAACGCTGGCTCTGGTGGTTCTGGTTCATTTCAAGTATTGCTGCAACCCGGCTCCACGCTGGGCGGCACCGACTCAAACGTGCAGTTCGGCACATTGGCCAATGGCAATATTATTCAGTACGACAGCACTGCTGGCTATTGGAAAAACGTCACATTAAGTGCCGCTGGTATTGTCACGTCCGTTACCGGAACAGCACCTATTGTGTCATCGGGTGGCACAACCCCTGCAATCAGTCTTGCCGCAAGCTACGGCGACACCCAAAACCCTTACGCTGCCAAAACTGCCAATTATGTGCTGGCTGGCCCCACATCGGGTGCATCTGCTGCCCCCACATTTCGGGCTTTGGTGGCCGCTGACATTCCCGCGCTGCCTTATGGCACAGGTACAGTCACCAGCGTGTCTGTGGTGTCTGCCAATGGATTTGCGGGCACTGTGGCAACGGCCACAACAACCCCTGCAATCACAATCTCGACCAGCATCACTGGACTGCTTAAAGGCAACGGAACGGCAATTTCTGCCGCCACCGCTGGCACGGACTATCTTGCACCGTCTGCGCCCGTCACGTACACCGCCAACTTTAGCGTTGCGGCAACGGATACATGGATCATCAACAATAAATCTGGCTCGTCTTGTACGGCCACATTGCCTGCCGCATCTTCGTACACGGGCCGCATTTTGCGGTTCCAAAATTACCAAGCCCAGACTTTGATCTCGGCTTCATCAAACGTGGTCCCACTTGTCGGGGGCGCGGCTGGCACGGCAATTCTTGCCGCTGTGGCTGGAGAAACCTGCACTCTTGTGTCTGACGGTTCAAACTGGATAATGACACAATACACCCCTAACAACGTCCTACTTTTGGAGTAAACCATGACAGTGACCGTTAAAGTCCTCGTCCCCGCCAAGATCGTCGAGGCGGCGCAAACTACCCAGTACACCGCAAACGGTGTGACCACAATCATTGATAAATTCACGGCCACGAACTACAACTCGGCTGCGGCTACTATCAGTGTCAATTTGGTCACTTCAACTGGTTCTGCTGGCAATTTGAACCTGATTACCAAGACCAAGACATTGCAGCCGTCCGAGGTTTACACCTTCCCCGAACTTGTGGGTCAAGTGTTGAATTCGGGCGACTTCATCTCTACAATCGCAGGTACTGCATCCTCGATCAACATGCGCGTCAGTGGACGTGAGGTGACTTAATGAATTTCATCGAACCTGAAGTCCGACATCATTTTGGTGGTGGTGTTTACGCCAAGGAAACTTTTATTCCTGCGGGTAAATGGCTTGTGCAGCATACGCACAAGTTTGACCATTTGTCGGTGTTGGCAAAAGGCTCGATTGAACTGATCGTCGATGGTCAAGTTTCCGTGGTCCATGCGCCAGCATGTTTGACAATTTCCGCTGGCAAACACCACGGCGTAAAATCTCTCACAGATGTAGTCTGGTATTGCATCCATGCGACTGAGTGCACGGATGAGGACAAAATTGATGAAGTAATTATTGCGGATGTCGATCCGCAACAAGTGCGTGAAATTGCTCAATGTTTGAGCGAAGGAGTCTGATATGGCATGGATGATCCCCGCCGCAATTATTGGCAGTTCGCTGCTTGGTTCAAGTGCAGCAAGTAGCGCAGCAGATACTCAAGCTGCGGCAACTCGCGGCGCTTCCGATCTGCAATACAAAATGTTTCAAGAGCAGCAGGCTGCTCAGAAACCTTGGCTGGAAGCAGGCGGTCGTGCTCTTGGCAAACTTGAAGCCGCCAGTGACTACACCCCATTCAGTTACAACGCATTTACTGCTGACCCCGGTTACGCATTTCGTTTGGCCGAAGGTCAAAAAGCATTGGAACACAGTGCTGCGGCTCGTGGCGGTTTGATTTCTGGTGGTGCTCTTAAAGCAGCCACTCGATTTGGTCAAGACATGGGTTCGCAAGAATACACCAATGCCTTCAACCGTTACCAAACCGAACGTCAAGCACGTCTTGGTCCATTGCAATCATTGGCTGGTGTGGGTCAAACAGCGGCTAATACGATTGGTGCAAATGCTGGCACATACGGTACAAACGTTGGCAACCTGATGACCAGCGGTGCGGCGGCAGAAGCGGCTGGACGAATTGGTCAAGCCAACGCATTTACTGGTGGTTTGAGCACTTATCTCAACTACAACCAAGGCAATAATTTGCTCAATGCGTTAAACAATCGTGGTCAATTTACTCCCGGTTCATCGACGTTTGTTGGCCCAATGCAGCAATAAGGAATAGACATGCCCATCGATCCAAATATTGCTCTTGGTTTTAAAGGCGTTGAAGTCGCCAACCCCATGAACGCAATGCTGCAAGCAACGCAGCTTCAGCATTCGCAAATGCAAATGGAAGCGTATCAACGTGAACGTGATGCGTTGGTAAAAATGCAAGAAGCAATTGCTGCAAAAGGCGGCCCATCCGATTTGGGTCTCGCCGCTGACGAAATGCTGAAAAGCGGTGTCCCTCATTTCATGGACATGGGTTTTAAAATCAAAGAAAAAATCCAACGCCAAAAACAACTTTCTGACATTTTGGGTGGTGGCACTCCTGTTGCCCCGGGTGCCGCTCCTGCGGTTTCCGGTGAACCTGTTGCGGCTCCTGCAAACGCAATGCCCGGTGCGCCTGTAAATGCAATGGCTGGCGCTTCCGCGCCCTACGCGCCCGTGGTTCCCCGCAACGCAATGGTTGCCCCTGCTGGTGCGCCCGCAGGCACTCCTCCTGTTGTCGACACATCGATTCAAGACACTTATCGCAAGATTGATCAGCTTCATGCGATTGGTGAGCACGAGTTGGCCAAATCACTCGAGCAGCGCGTCAAGGACAAGTTGCCACCGACTGCGGTCCAAGAATACGAGTACGCTCAAAAGAACGGCTACAAAGGCTCGTTTGCCGACTTTAAAACGCTGCACGCGCCACGCACCACGGTCAACGTGCCTGTCAACGTCAGCACCGAGAAGAAGTACGGTGAGCGATTCGGCGGTCTCATTGCTGACGCAGATGCTGCGAAGCTGGCTGCTGCTGAAAAGGCTCCTGAAGCCGCAGCAAACGCTGACCGCATCATGGACCTGATCTCGACTGGTAAGGTCATCACAGGCACAGGCGCAAACGCACGACTGCAAATCGCCAAAGCACTTAACCTTGCTGGCGGCACTGACTCGGACAAAATTCGCAACACCGAAGTGCTTATCTCGTCACTGGCTGAGACAACGCTGGGCGCGATCAAATCGTCGAATCTTGGCGCAGGTCAAGGCTTTACCAACGCCGACCGAGACTTCTTGGAAAAAGCCAAAGCTGGTCAACTTACCTATGACTCAAAGTCATTGACCGAGTTGGCTCGTTTGTCACGCCTCGCTGCTGAAAAGAGCGCGGAATCATGGAATACTCGCGTCAAGCAAATTCCAAGTTCTGCGCTTGAGGGCACGGGTATTTCAACCGCTCCAGTGGTTGTGCCTTCTCGCAAAACTGCATCAGTGATGAACATTCCCGCCGATGCGATCAATGCTTTGAAAGCAGGTCAGGGTACTGCCGAGCAATTCGATTCGATCTTTGGCGCTGGTTCTGCCACTCGTGTGCTTGGCAACAAGGGGAAATAAATGGCTGACAATCCGTTCGCTCAGTACGCACCACAACCTGCGGCTGCGGCAAATCCGTTTGCCCAATATGCACAACCTGCTGCCATCAACGAGATTCCCACCACTCGCCGTTCTTACGCTTTGAAAGAAGTGCCCGGCGCAATGTTGGAGAACGCTCCAGCAAGCGCAGGTCAATTTGTTGGCGGTATCGTGCAGGCCGTTACCAGCCCCGTGCAAACCTTAACGGGTCTTCTTGATCTGGGTGCTGGTGCGCTTCGCAATTCATTGCCTAAGAGCGTGTCCAATTTCATCGACAAATTCGATGCTGACCCAACAAACGCCGAACGTGCAAGCGCGGTGGCGACTGCTGTGGGTGGCGCGTACAAAGACAAATACGGCAGCTACGACGCTATCAAGCGCACGTTTGCCGAAGACCCTGTGGGAGCCGTAGGCGATTTATCGACATTGTTGACTGGGGGCGGCGCGGCTGCTACAAAAGTCGGTGCTGTAAAAACTGGCGCTGCTTTGACCCGTGCTGGTGAAATGACCAACGTCGCACGTCCTGTCGCACCTCTTGTCGAAGTACCCGTCAAACTTGCAGGCAAGGCCGCTGGTGCGATTTACAACGCATTTGACCCCAAATCTGTCGCATATTTGACAGCCGCCGAGGGTCGTGGTCCCGAGATCGTCAATGCTCTGCGTGGTCAGACCGAGATTGTGCCGGGCAGCATGCCCACCGCTGCGCAAGCCGCTGCGCCCGTGGGAGCCACCCGATTTTCGTCAATGGGCGCATCTGCGGCCAAGACTACGCCCACACCATATTTTGAGCGTGCTCAAGAGCAAAAGGCTGCGCAATTGGCTGCAGTGCAGCAAGTCGGCAAGAGTCCCGCCGAACTCAAAGCCGCAGAGGCTGCACGCAGCAGCACTGCCAAAGAGTTGTACGGTATTGCCGATGAAGCACTGGTTCCCGCTGACACAAAGTTTACGGGCCTGCTTGGTCGCCCATCAATGGATAAAGTGATTGCCCGCGCCAGCGAGTTGGCTGCGGAAAAAGACATTCCGTTCCAGATTGGTCAGAACCGCCCAGCGCAATCCATACCATCCGCAATTTTGGATGCCGAAGGTAAGCCTATGGGTGTCACCAATATCCCCGGTGAAGTGGCCAAGTACCCCGGCAGCAGTTTGCATATGATGAAGATCGCATTCGATGATCTGATCAAAAATCCAGAGCGATTTGGCATCGGCGCATCCGAGGCTCAAGCCATAGGGAAAACCCGTGGTGAGTTTCTCAAGTGGGCCGAAGACAAGGCCCCCGCCTACAAAACAGCGCGTGAGACATTTGCTGCCCAAAGCAAGCCGATCAATCAGATGCAAGTGGGTCAGTACCTCGAAGGTAAGCTGAAGCCCGCGCTTGAGACAACTGGTGGTGAAACACCCGCTGCACTGAAAGCTGCGACGTTTGCCAATGCGATGGAGCAAGCACCTCAGACCATCAAGCGATCAACAGGCATGACTCGATTTGATGAACTGAGTCAAGTGCTTGATCCTGACCAAGTCAAGGTGCTCGAGAGTGTGCGTGCCGATCTGGCCCGTGCCAAGATGACCGAAGCGCAGGCCGCTGCCGCTCGTGGTGCTGGTCCTGATGTGAACCTGATGGGTACAGAGACTCTGGGCAATGTGCGTGCACCCAACTTCATCAACAACGTGACCACGGTTGCCAACGACATCCTGCGTCGCCTACAAGGCAAACTGGATCAGAAGTTGGCTATCGAGTTGGCTGCTGAAATGCTGGACCCTGCTGCCGCTGCTGCCGCGCTGGAAAAGGCAATGGCACGCGAAGCTCGTGGTCAAAAACTTTCTGACCCATTCAAGAAGACAGGCAAAGCTGCGTCGAATATCATTCGTACTCCCGCAGCAATCAACATGCTTGCTCCAACATCGGAAGTACAAAACGCATTTGTAGGCCAGTAATGAACGCACCTGAAATTGATCCAGTGAAATACGGAGTCTTGTGGCAAAAAGTGCAGGACTATGAACGTCGTTTTGACCAAATGGAAACCAAGATGGACAAGATGGAGAGCCAGTTGGAAAAGCTGGTTGCTCTTGCCAATCAGGGTCGCGGTGGGTTCTGGGCAGGCATGGCCTTTGTGTCATTCATTTCCAGCGCCGTAGGCTTTGGTCTTAGCTGGATCAGGAATCACTGATGCCTACTCTTGGCCCGCGCTCCGTGATGCGCCTCAAAGGCGTTCACCCTGATCTGGTCAAAGTGGTTCAACATGCCATCGAGATCAGCGAAGTGGACTTCACGGTGCTCGAGGGGCTTCGTACTATTGAGCGTCAGCGCGAACTTGTCAAAGCTGGTTCAAGTCAAACCATGAACTCGCGCCACTTGGACGGCCACGCTGTCGATCTGGGCGCATGGGTTGACAACCAAGTCGATTGGTCTTGGCCGCTGTATTCCAAGATTGCCAAAGCCATGAAAGCGGCTGCGGCAGAATGCAATGTTCCTATTGAGTGGGGCGGGGACTGGAAGCAATTCAAAGACGGCCCCCACTTTCAACTACCTTGGAAAAATTATCCATGAATGACGCAATCGTTTCCGCAATCGTTCGCCACTTGCTGACATCTGTTGGTGGCGGCTTTTTGATGTCTTTTGGGATCACAGGCACAACGCTTGATGCAGTCGTTGGCGCTGTGTCCACACTGGCTGGTGTTGCTTGGTCGCTATACGACAAAAAGCAAAAACAATCCGCTGATCAGCCAGCACAATAAAACCGCCAACACGCACTTGGCCGCAGGGCGCAAATATTTGCGCCACTGCGAACCAATGCAATCATGGCAGCGCGGATAACTCCAGCCGATTGGGGCAACTTTAGATTGCTTCATATTTGACCCTTGGTAGATTGGTTGCTTGTTTGTGGCGCATCTTGGTGTCAATAAACTGAAGCGCCCGCTCCATGTCTTTGATGGTGATCACATCCATCTGAGCATCATGCAGTTCCATCAATCGATTGAGTGCTTGGATTTCAGGACCTGTGGGTATGAACCGTTTGCGTTCAACAGCGCGGTACACGATTCGCAGGATTGCCTCACGCCCGTCAATCGCAACGTCCTTGTAGTCTTCACCAAACCCTAGTTGGTAAAGCGCTTCAGTGACGTTGCTCATGGCAACAAGAAGGTCCAGATCATCGTGAGTCGCGTTGCCGCGCAGCAGCGCAACCATCGCTTCACTGTTCTTGATCTTGAGATCGATCAGGTAACTCTCGTGAAATGCCACTGGCTTTAAAGACTCAATGACATATGCAACGGGGTTCACCAGTGCTGCTTTTGGTCGGTATTTGCTGCGTTTCCTCATATCAGTTTTTCGCCAAGTAGTACGCCGCGCACACCAGCAGCGTGACGATCAGTGGTGTCCATTTTTGATTCATTTTTAATACAACCCTTTAAGGTCTGGTTTTTTGTAGTTTGGACCTTTGGCAATCTTGCCATTTGCGTCACGAATAGGCTGGCCATTGTGGTCAAACTTGGACCAGTTAGAAAGATTCACACGATGACATGCTTCAGCCACATCCATCTTGGCGCAATGACCTGTGCCGACACCTGTGACAATCTGATCTGCAATGCTGTCGAGAAAGTCTTTTCGGTCAACGACATCGACAGTGCTAAGTCCTTTTTTTAAACGGTCCGCGATCTGTGAAACAACTGAATCTAGTTCGTCAAGTAACTTGACCATGATGATGTCAGCCCCTTCAAGGGTGCAAGCCATCTCTTGAATTTCTTCAAAATGGCACCCGAGTTGCACATTGAAATCTGCCTCTGTTGGCTCGGGACGGGCACGCTTATGCCACAGATCGATTGATTGAATACCCATTTCATACTCCTTTTTGTTGACGATATTGTTTGACTGCGTTGCGTAGTCCTGCTTGCGTGGTGGCCTTTTCATCGAGTGCCAGCGCCTGTGCTTGATCCAGTGTGTCTTGCATCAAGATGCGGTGGCAAATCACGGGCACACCTTGACCTTGTCGGCGCACACGAGCGTTGAACTGTTCGTACAAGTCCAGTGACCAGTTGAGGCCGTACCACACAAGAATGTGACCGTTCTTTTGCAGACCATCGATGCCGTGACCCATCGATGCTGGGTGGCCGATCATCAGTGAACAGTCGCCAGTCTTCCAGCGGTGCATGGCGTTGACCAACGATGCCTCGCTCTTACACTCGGTCAGGTTGATCGGGTCGAGGTGCTTGAACCTTTCCATGATCCGCGCCGCATCGCTGCGATAGGCGTAGGAGCACAGCACTGGGGAGCCTTGGGCCTCATCCAGAATTTCCTCAAGCGCATCGAGTTTGAGATCGTGGATCGGTTCCCACAGCGGCATCCCGGCGATGGGGTACATGGCCCCGTTGGAGAACTGCAAACACTTGTTGGTCAGCGACGCTTGGTTGAAGGCTTCGACTTCCTTGCCGCTGTCCAGCACCAAGAAAAATTCCTTTTCCATCTTGTCGTACTTGGCCCGCAGGTCATCGGGCATTTCGATCTCGACGTTGTTGACCATGAGGTCGGGCAGCGGGTTGTAGTCCTCCGCGCTCATCTCAAGCGTGATGTCACCAATCAGCTTTTTGATGGTGTCCTCGGTGTCCTCATAGGGCACTTCCTTGTACGGCCCGACCTTCTTGTAGAAACGGGTGCGGAAAGCCGTCTTTGATGTGCCAAGGCGCTCACCCCTATCCACCACGAGAAACTGGCCGTGCAGGTCTTTGTAGCCATTGCTGGCGGGTGTTCCTGTGAGGCCCGTGGTCCAGTCGAACTTGTCAGCAATCTTTTTGAAGGCTTTGACTCGGTTGGTGGCCGAGTTTTTCATTTTGCTGATCTCGTCCCACACAATCCCGTTGAACGGCATCGGACGGTCCTTCTTGACAAAGTAGGTCTGAAGTGTCTCGGCCATCCAGCCAAGGTTTTCGTAGTTGATCATGTAGATGTCAGCAGGACGCAAGAGAGCGCGGGTGCGCTGGTCTTTTGTGCCCGTGACCATGCTGAACTTGATGTGCTTGGTGTGTTCCCACTTCACAGCCTCTTGACGCCACACGAGTCGGATCACTCGGATCGGGGCCACGATGATCACGCCGCGCAGGAACTGGGTGCGGATCAGGTGGGCCAACGTGGTCAAGGTGATTACGGTCTTGCCCAGCCCCATGTCGAGCCACAGCATCGAGTTGGGGTGGGTGCATTGGAAGTTGACGGCCTTTTGCTGGTAGCCGTGAAGCAGATCAGGTGTCAGCATGTGCGCCTACCGATCTGTCGTATGCTTTTTCAAGACTGTATTCACCATTACGAAGTGGAGCCAACCGAACGTCAATCGGTAGGTCACGCCATCCACAGAATTCTTCCTTGTGTGATGGGTACACGACATACGGTACATCATGAGGAATACGATAAAGACTCAGCAAAGTCATTGGTCCAATGTAGTGTCTGTCCCTATCATTGACGCTCATGACATACCCGTCACACACCACCAATCTCAATTCACGGCGTTTTAGTTTTTGAATAATTGCTTCAGTGTTCATGTCAACCCCACCATCATGTCAATAACCAACTTGCCAGCATCCACGTTATCCACCACGAACACGTTTACTTTGTGGCCGCGCAGCCGGTTGTGTTCACGTTCCTGCGCGTCAGTAGGCTTCTGGCCCCCACGCTTGAACTCGATGAAGAAGATCACGCCATCGGGTCGCACGAACATGCGATCCGGCACAGCGGCGCGGGCGGGGCTGGTGAACTTGTACGCCAGCACATTCTTGGCCTTGGCGTAGTCGCAGACTTTGGCTTCAATTTGTTTCTCAAGCATCACCGCACTCCCCATCGAGTTTGCGGCTTTCTACTTCGATCAATTTGTCAAGGTAGTGTCGGGCTTTTTGCAAGTCTTGGATGCCACCCTTGTCGCGCCAGCGGCTCACATACTTGACCACGTTGCCTTCCAAGTATCCGAGGTTGTTGCCGATGATGTAGTCCCAAGGCTGCACCGCTTTGTCTTTGTAATGTGTGCCACCGTGCTGAACATTATTTGCTGTCATTGTTTTTCTCCTGCTTGATAATCTCGATGAACCGCTCCAACGATTCTTTGGTGAAAACGTATTGGTCTGTGAAGTTGGGCAAGTTTTTCGCCAAGCACCGCGACTCAATGTTGCCGCCAGCTTCCAGCACCTTGATCGGCAATTCGTACTTTTCAAAATTCATGCGAGACCCAGACATAGCTTCTCCACTTCTCGAACGTAATAATCAAAATCAACTGGCAACTTGCCAGCATCACGAATGTCGTTGCAAGGCTGTACGCCCCAGCCGGACTCCACGCCAATCTTGCGCCACACGCCGGGGTTCTTTGCAAGCGGCGGCATCCACTTGAACAGTCGGCCACCGTCTTGTGCAATGTAGTAGCGCGTGACGTTTTGCAACTGATTGGTCACGCCGTCCTTTTCAATCGCCAAGTAGCTGGACCGTGGCACTTTGGCGCGAAGCATGAAGTCCATGATGTCGGGCCACTGCTCCAGCGTTTGACGGATCGGCGCATTCTCAAGCAATACCTTTTCTGCGACCTTGGCGATCACCAAGCCGCCAGCATTTTGATGCCACTCCATGTCGTATTCATACGCACCCTTGCGCTTTACAGAACCGTTTTCGTACTGAGCAATGTAGTTGTTGACATCGCGGATCATCATGGTCTTGTAAATGGCCTCCTCAAGTTGCAATCCGGTCATCTCCTCCCACAGTGTGCGGACAAGATCAACGCTGTACTTGTTGGCGCGGGGCACACGCACCGTCAAACCATCGGTGTTGACCTGCACGATCTGCAACCCGTCAACGCCCATCAACGACTCAGCAAGTTTGCACAGCAGCAATTGACCGTTGAGCGTGATCGACATGGTGAACAGCGGGTCATAGAACACACTGAACTGGTTGTTGCTGTCACCGTAGACGCCGTTGAGCGCCAGCTTCAGCATGGCCGACTCAGCCGACTTCTTGGGATAGGTCTTGCGCTGCTCATACAAGTTTTTGTAGATCACGCAGAACTCTTTACCTAAGTGCTGTGGGAAGAACCCGTTAGAAATCGCCAGATTCGGGTAATAAGAAGCCACATCAAGATCAACGATGACATGGTCAGCGTCAGACTCAACCACTTTAGATTCAAGGCTTCCGTGAATCCCGCCAAGACCGAACACAAAGCAAAACCCGTTAACAACAGCAGTGAGGTCATTGAAGACTCCTTTGGTTTCTGTGATGCTTTGCTCTTTGAGCCAGTTAAGCACACGGTTAAATTCTGGATGGTCGAATGTGATCCAAGGCAGGATCGCATCTTTGAGATGGATCACTGGGCGCTTGGTTTGGCGCGGCGTGCGGCCTTTGGAGCCGTAGTCATAACATGCGACACCAGCCTCCTCGAGTTTCATTGTGAAAAACTCTTTGCCGATCTTGGTATCGTTGTAATTGAGCCAGTCTTTACCGGGGTACAGGGCGCACATCTTCTCGCGAAACGCGATCATGTCAGCCGTGTGCGTCAGGAACCTTTTGGTCTGAGACACGTCGTGCTTGTTGTACTTTTTGAGGATGCTGATCTGCTCGGCGTTGAGCGGTGTGCCCACGGGAAACGGCAGGTCCTCAATGTTGGCAGAACGCATGTTGAACTCAAGCACCTTGAGGCTCGTTGCGCGTGCTCTGTTGTCGAAGTGGTGAATCTTGAACAGGTCAACTTGTTCAACGAATCGATCACTTGGGTTGACTTGGTGCATCCAGCGGCTGTCATCGTCTTGCGAGTTGATGATCGACATGGCCTTTTGATACAGCGTGTTCGCGTCACTTTTACCCATGCGGATCAAGGTGTGAATCACAGGGTAATCGAACCCCAAGTTGTTAAAGCCAACCATGCGCGAGTTGGTATTCTTGAGGTACTGGAGGAACTCAACGATCTCACGACTGTCGTTGCGTAGGTCGCTGATCTCGAACATCCAAGACACAGGTGCTTCTGCGTGTTCCACCGCCAGTGTGAACACGTTGGGATAGGTTTCAATGTCGAACACATAGTCATTACTCATTGCTGACCCCGGGCGTTTTTTGCTTCCCACACTTTGCGGTGCATATTGCTTTTGGGTAGTAAATCAAAACGATCCGGTTCAACAAGTGTTAACTGATCTTCTTCATACCATGACGACTCGCCGCCCCTTGGCAACAAATGCAAACAATATTGTTTAGATTCCCTAGCACCGCCACCATACGATTCTGCATATGTGTACAGCACAATGGCTTTGCAGTTGCCGTCAAAATGACTCATGTATGAAGGCATTTCGCCAATCTGAACCAAGTCGCCTTTAAAAAATTTCTGTGTCATTACGATTACTCCTTACAGATGGGGTGGGGGCTTCGATTTGGGCTTCAATAAATCACAGCAGAAAACCAGAAAATGCTGTGAGTCACCATCCTCGAATGCTGGCTTGACAGCCCCCAATTCAATTAACCCTGCATGAAGGGTGGCAGGCCAGCAGGTGCGCCGGGGAACGGTGCGGCGGGCATGGCGGGTGCGGGTGCGGCAGCGAAGCCGGGCATGGCGGCAGGAGCGGCCACAGCGCCAAACAAACCAGATGCGTCCACATTGCCTTCACCAAACGGTGCATCGTCTTGGAAGAACTGCACAGCAATCAGGTCGCAACGGATACCACGACCATGCTTGTTGTCTTGCAGCCAAGGTTTAACAGCAGCGTTGACTCGGCAACCACCGTACATCTTGCGTGCAAGTTGCTGGTAGGCCATCGAGTTGGAGGCGTCAACAGGTGAACCGTCAGACTGAATCATCTGAGGCTGTGAGTCACGGCCAGCAGTGATAAACACATGACCAGCGTAGCCATCGTAGGGTTGAAAAGTTTTCTTGTTGACCTTTTCCTCGCCGCGACCATAGCAGCGAGTCTTGCGATCTTGTTGGATCATTTGCATCACGGTGTTGGCGTGCTCTTTCCACTTCTCAAGCGCGAGAGCGCCGTAGCGTTGCATGAACTGAGCAAAACCAGCGTGATCCTGCGGCATGATGAACTCGCAGTTGTAGCTGACGCGCTCCTTACCTGTGGCTTCGTTGATTTGCTTTTGTGGTTCCGCAAGATGTGGGAACGACAGGCGCACGTTTGACAAAAAGATGATTTCAGACATTACATTTACTCCTTACTTGGTCCAAGTTACTGCTTTGACTGCCCACATTTGTGCAGTCTGAGTTTCAGTGATAGCGATGCTTAACATGCGCTGTTCCTCACGATCGGTTGTGCTTTCGCGTAACTCGTTCAGACGGGTCACAATTTTCGCGTACTCGGTTTTCAGTTCATTCACAAGTGGCAAGCCACCGGGATTGAACGACACACCACAAGCACGTTCACCAAAAGTCATTTCGCGTGTTTCCATTTACATTTACTCCAGTTTAAGAAAGCCATGACGGCAGGGATTCGGCAGCGGGTGCTGCTTCTACTGCACTGAACATCGGTGCAGCATTCGTGATGACAGCGGGGCGGCTGTCAGATTCGGGAACAACGGTTAATTTGCCAGCCATCTTGACCACATACTCTTGCTCCATGCGGTTCAACTGGCGCTCGGTCAGCGTGACCTTTGTGCCATCTTTTTTCTCCCACGTCAGCTTCTCAGCCTTAGCGGGTGTGACGAGTTTGGTCTCATAGACAGCGCCTTTGGGGATGCCCATCTTGACCAGCTTCTCGGCCATCTCGGCTTCGGGCAGCGCCCATGCGCGTGAACCACGACCGTTGACAAGTTTGAGTCCGGGGATAGATTGACCAGCCTGCAAGCGGCGCAGTGCTTCAGCTTCAACACCCTCAAGGAGTTGGCGCATCAGGGGTGCGGCTTCCATGATCTGACGAATCTGTGCATCGTCCATCGTGGTGGGGTCTTTATCGGCGCTTTGCTGCGCGACATCGAGTGGTTGCGTTACTGTTGGTTGGAACATGATCCCTACCTCCTTCATTACATTACCTGCCAGCGCGGCGCAATTACCCTTCGCACGGCAGAACTTACATTGACTGTCACCCGGCACCAGTGGTGCGTTAGGGTCATCGCAGCGTTGGCCTTCGACAACCATTTTGCCAATCATATCGAGGATTGCTGACACGGGCATTTCGTGCGATGTGATTGGCCTCATGCCTTTGATTACCAGCTTGGGCTGGATGACCGTCAGGCGAACCCTTTTCCAAGGGTACTGGCCGTTCACTGGCAACTTCAGCATTGCCAAGCAACCCATCGCATAGAGTTCGAGTTGGTGGTTGCCCTCAACCTCCACAACACCCATGCCGTCCTTGTAGTCGATGACCTCAAGAACTTCAGTGCCGTGGATTTGAATGTCAACCGTGCCGCTCATGTCGGTGCGACCAAGCAGGTGCGCGGGATCAACCCGTGTCTCTGCAATCACATGACACATGCCGTGCTGCTCAACGATTCGGTCTTTCACGTAGTCGGTGGCGACCTTGACTCGGGCGGCGCGGTCAGCGTCAACCTTAAACGATCCATCGTCATCGCTCAACACTTGACCAATCATCGACTCGGGCGTAACGCCTTCACTAAGGCAGTGCTCCAAAAGCGTGTGAGAGTGCGTGCCGTCAATGGCCGCAGGGCCGGATCGATCATCGGGGTATTTAGCCTCCTCACGAATCGAGCCGGGACAAGCAGCCCAACGATGCCGCTTGCTGGGGCTTAGTTGGGAATGTTTTGTCATCTTAGGCTTTCAATGCTTCAATGCCACTGAACAACTGACCGTAGTGCTCGGGCTTCACGTCATTGATGTTGGCGTAACCGAGTTGTGTCAACACGCCTTGGATCATTGCGCCCTTTTGTGGGCCAAGTGCCTTGTAAGAAGCCATGACGTAGTCGATCAGACCCTTCGGATCGCTGAACGGAGCACCAGAGGCGGCTGCTGGCGCTGCTGCTTGGGGTTGAAAAGAAGGCGCGGCGGGCATCACGGGAGCGGTCACGGGTGCAGGGGCTGGCGCTGCTACGGGAGCGGCAACTGGTGCAGGTGCTGCAACAGGAGCGGGCGCTTGTGCCACTGGTGCGGCAGGTGCTACATTGCTGGACTCAAGTTTGGCAGTAAGTGCAACGACAGCGGCGGTCAGTGCTTCAATTTTCGATTCGAGTGACATATAACGATTCCTTTGGAGTTACGGGAGGTTGAATTACAAGACGGTCGGTATTGAACGCTTGCACTATTTCCCGAAGGACATCAGACGGTTGCCCGTACTTTTCTGCCTTTCGGTGAAATGCTTTGTGATCGTGAGGCGTGAGCCTGACGTTCAGAAATTTGGTAAGAGGTTTGGTAGCCATGATCAAATAAATTTTTGCTGCGTTGAACAAAGTGTAGCACAGTTGCTATACAATGTGCAACAGATTTGAAAAATATTTTTGAAGGAGTTAAAAATGAATGACCCTAAATACAAGTTTGGTGACACTGACCGCCTCTACCACAGGGGGGGGGAGTATTTCATTTCCGAGGATGAGCCTGTAATGGTGCTTCGAGGTAAAGACGTCACATGCCTTGCTGCGGTTTGCGCTTATGTGCAAGCCCTGCTTGACATGTCTGAAAACGAGGTGGTGAACAGTCACCTTGACTCCAGCATGGAACGTCTTAAAACCTTTTGGGAATATCAGACAACCAGCGGTGTCGCAGGTGTTGGTTGTTCTCAAAAGCATCATTCAGGGTCGGAACAGTACATCGAAAAAGCAGAAAAGCTATTGAGAGAACTGAAGTACATCTAAAAAGAAAAAGCCCCGTGGGTTAGACGGGGCTTTTAAGAGGAGACTTCCATGAAAAGAGTGACAACTGCAATTGTCAAAAGGATTGTATGACAACGAACCCATCAGTACAAGCGCACCCAGCATCAATCGATGCGTACATCAGACACGGCTGGTCACTTGTTCCCATCCCCGCAGGAACTAAGGGACCACGCACACCCGGCTGGAATTTAAAGCCCAACGCGCTTAAGTCACAGGCCGATTTACCACAGGGCAATGGCATCGGTTTGGCTCATGCTTACAGCGGCACGATGGCACTTGACATCGATGACTGGGACACCACGGCCATGCTGCTCGGGTTACAAGGCATCGACATTCAAGCGCTCTACAACGCCAACGATGCAGTCATCATCGACAGTGGGCGTGCGGGTCACGGCAAGCTGCTTTACGCGATGCCTTTAGGGCTGGCGCTGCCATCGAAAAAGATCATTACCAATGGGGAAACTACTTACGAGTTGCGCTGCGCCACGGCCAACGGGTTGACGGTACAGGATGTGCTGCCCCCATCGATTCACCCTGACACCAAGCAGCCCTACTGCTGGGCAGGCAAAGGCCACTGGATGCGCTTGCCCACAATCCCACAGCCCCTGCTTGATCTATGGCAGGGCATGATCGATCAGGACAAGGTTCGCAGCATCAGCACAGGCGATGCGGTTGACGCATCATGGGACGAGATTCGCAACGCCATCGAGTGCATCAATCCAAGTTGTTCACGCGAGGAGTGGATCAGCGTAGGCATGGCCCTACATTGGGCTGGCACGCAGAGCGAACAACTCGATCAGGCGTACCACCTTTGGCAAGAGTGGAGCGCACAAAGCGAAGCCAAATATCCCGGCGACCGTGAGATCGCGCATCAATGGTTGTCGTTCAAAACTGACAAGGCTACCGCAGTCAAACTAGGAACCCTTTTCCACATTGCACGCAAGTCCGGCTGGACGCGCCCGATGCCCGATGCGACATCGCTGTTTGCTGCTGTTGACACCGCACCCGTTGCACCCAAGGACATCATGGCTGGTCTGCGCCCTGCGCCACCGGACATGGACATAAGTGTTTTCCCTAGTATCTTGCAAACCCGTGCGAATGAGATCAGCGACAGCGTGGGGTGTGACCCACTCGTGCCCTTGTTTGCTGGTTTAAGCGCGGTCTGCGGGGTGATTGATGCCCAGATGAGGCTTGAGTTGATGCCGGGCTTCAAAGTGCCCCCAGTGCTTTGGTTGATGACCTTGGGCGACCCCGCTGACAAGAAGTCACCCGGTTCACGCCCCATGCTGGCCCCGCTCAAGAATTTGGAAGCCGAGGACCGTCCACGCTACCAAAAGGAACTGCTCGACTGGGAGGGTAAAGAGGCAGCGTATGCGTCAGCCAAGAAAACATTTTTAGAGTGGTCCGCATCACCTGACGCCATCCTCGGTGGCGATCAAGCACCCGTGGTTCCAGAGATGCCACCGCAGCCCGTGCCAGTCAAGATCACAGTCAGCGACATCACCAGTCAAAAGTTGGTGCGCCATGCGTCCGAGCGTCCCCGTGGCCTGCTGTGCCACCTTGACGAGATGAACTCATGGGTGCGTAAGTTGACCGACAAGACCAGCGGCGAGGATCGCTCTGCGTGGGTGGTGTCTTATGAGGCCGAGCGGTATGAGATGGACCGTGTGGGCGCGGGGTCGATCCACGCTGAGAACTTGGCCGTTTCGATCTACGGGAACATCCAGCCCACAGTTTTCAGGCAAAGCATTGCCTCTCTTGCAGCGGATGGCCTGTTGCAACGATTTATACCAGCAATTCTGCGCGGCAACAAAACGCGCCTTGGTCACCCTATCCCCGAGTACCTGACAGCGGCTGCTGCGTGGGAAAACACGCTGCGCTTGACCTTCGCGCTGCCACCCCAGACGTACAAGTTATCCCCAGAAGCATTCACAGCTTATCGTGAGTTCCAATCATGGTACGAAGGGGCCAAGCAGGATGAGCGGCTGCTGCACTCAGGTGACGTGTTTATGACGGCATTCGGCAAGTTGGAGGGCACAGCGGGTCGATTGATCTTGCTGTTCCACGTCATTGAAAACCCGTTCAATCTGATCGTGGCCGAGGATGTTGTCCACAGGGTGATCGCATTTATCAAGGGTTACCTGATCCCAGCGTATCGCTATGCGTTTGGTGAGGTGGGTGGCACAAACACATTCGATGTGTGGGTTACGGACTACATCATTCACCACTGCGACAAACAGACGATCACGCTGTCAGAGATTAAGCGCGGTGGGCGCAGACAGTTCGATGGTATAAGCCCGTGGCAGCAGGACCAGTGGGTGCTCGGGGCCATGCAGATGCTGGAGACTGCCGGGTGGGTGGTTCGCATGGATGACGGCACACGGGAGAACCAGCACCATGCACAGTGGGCCATCAACCCTGCACTGGCGACACAGTTTGCCGAGCACCGCAAGCAGGTGATTGCGGCCAAGCAGCGCCAGCTTGACGACATCTACAAACTCAGCACCAAAGGAAAGCCCCGTGTGTACGGGGCCGATGAGTTGGATGAATAAAGGGGGCACTGGCCCCCTTTTTTTTTATTTGAAGTAAATCAACAAGATCATGCACACTGCGAACAGGCCCATGAGGTCTTCGATTAGTTCAGTCATGTGTTCTTCTCCTTGAGTTTAACTTCTGACCTGCGAACAAGTGTGACCAAATCAGCATCAGTCAATCCAAAGCCATCGCCTGTTGGTTCCACATAATCGTCATCATCCTCATCACCTCTGCCATTGATAAATAGATTGATTTCCTCATCCGTCAGCCCAACCCATGTGCGTTGTTGTGGTGTGGTGTAGAGGTCAGAGACTTGTTCTTGGTAGTAATCGTGCGCTCGACCCAATTCGTAACGAATGTAATCCCACCACCAACCCACATTTCCACCGCCGTAATCATTAAGCAAACCAGCGTCATACTCAGCCAAATTCACAGGCGCACCCTGCTCTTGCTTGGCTAGTGCTTGGCAAGTGTCGTCAATAAGTTGTTCAAACTTTGCTCTTGTTTCGTCAGACTTTTTGTTTTGGCTAACAAACTCATGATCTGCTTGATACCAATAGTCTTGTCCCAGTTGAAACGCTCGTTTAAGCGCCAGCTTCATTGCTTCTTTACTCATGCACCCTCCAATGTCTTTTCAAGGCGAGTAAGTGCTTTGTCCCACTGCTCAAAGTCGGCCATGTTTTGCAAAGCACCCACCATTGTCTTGGCGGCTTGGGCTACCTTTTCCAGTCGGTCGTTGCGTGCGCGTAGCAGGCGGTTCTCGGCTTCGCATTCGGCCAGTGCCAAGTCTAGGTTGCGTTCGGTTTCGTTCATAGCGGTGCGTCCTCAAAGTTGTCAGGGTTGAACTTGGGCACTTTTGTGCCCTTGTCGAGTGGGTTGGGGAATGGGGGAAAGGGCCAAGTGTTCATGCTTCACCTCTTGCTCGGATTGCCGCTATGCAACCATTGACCGAATACATTTCGCCTTTGACTTGCTGACACACCTTTGCACACGCCTCACGCTCTTTAGCTGCTACCAGTTTGGCAAAGGTCATGTATTCATGGATACACCATTGGCTTGGCTCAAAATCCGTATCAACCAAGCCAGCCTGTCTAGCCATCTCAATGATTTCATCTTGTGTCATTGCATCTTCTCCTGTAGTTCGGTTGGGTCGATCATCATCATCTGTTGAAAGTACACCGCGAAGCTGGCGCGTGTGTCGTTCTCGAAGGGCATCATGTTCACACGGGTCATGGCTTCTTGCATGGCGCTGTTCCACCCGCTCACGAATACAAACTTCGCTGCGTCTTGAGGGTTCAGGCCAAGGTCGCCATAGAGGCGGTCATAGTGTTCTAGTGCGTTCATTGGTTGGATTCCTTAGTGGTTGGTTGGGTTGTATATCCCGAGTGAAATTGAAACGGGGTCGATTGACATGACTCAATCGGTTTTTGTTTTCGATGGTCGCCCGCGCTTGCCCGCAACTTTGGGTTCACTGGGCGCGGGCAAAAAAGAATTGTGAAGCGCGGGGTTCATAGCTTCGACCATGCCCAGCACCTCGAGCAGTCGGGCAACGGCGGCGGTCGGTTTGCGGTCACCCGCTGCCCATTTGCGAAAAGTAAATACGGGCACGCCCAGATATGCGGCGGCTTGGGATTCGTCAAGATTTAGGCGGCTTTGTAGCGATTTAAATGGATTCATAGGGTTGGGCTTTCAAAGGGTCAAAAAAGCCCCTAGAAACGCGTTCTAGGGGTGCTGGGTTACAGGTCTAAAAGGTAAGCGATTAGGGCGGCGATTATTAGGGCGGCTATCCCTGCAATCATCTTCGCGCCTCACTGCGCCCGATGTCGATTAGGCGGCGGCACTCGGTGACATCTTTGGGGTTTTCGCTTGATAGCATGGCGCGGATATGTTGCGCCTCTGCCCTTGCTCGGTCGGGGTTTGTGGCGCGTTCATACCGGCGCCCCGCTTCGATGTATGCGCTTTCGGTGTGGTTCATTGCAACACCTCGACAACGCGTTCAATGTGCCAGTCGTCACCATCGACAGATTTTTCAAAAGCCCCGCCGTCGAGTCCTTTTGCCAATTGATATGCTCGCTCGTCGTTTTCTGCCTCAATGACAACTTGACAATAAGTGACATAACTTGCTGTTACTTTATAAGTTTTCATAATTTCAGGCTTTCATTAAGTAAACATTGGGCGGTGTCAGTGTCACCCGTTGCGAGTGCATCAAGGGCGGCGCGGATTGTCTTTTTTAACCCTGCGACAGTTTGCGCGGGTTTCTTTGGTTTATTTAAAAACTCGGGCACATAGTCAGGGTTGACATCCTCGACACATTCAGGGATTGACGCATCAAGCATGGGCGCGGGTTTGTGATAGTTCTCGCAACTGTGCTCAATGCCGTGGTGCATTAAGCGGCTGTTCAAGCCATTAAACTGTGCGACATATTCAGCGGTACTCATACCAATTTGAAAAGCGGGATATTGCCGCGCTAAATTCTTAGTGCTTAAAGCAACTGGTTTGTGCTTTTTAGGCTTTACCAATGCGGCGCGGTACGCTTGGGCATTTTTTGGGTTTACTTTGTATTTTGTAGAGTCGTGGGTAAATTCGATCATGTGGTCACCTTTTTGTGTTAGGGTGCAAGTTACTTTGTTAACTTGGAATGCGGCGTTGTAAGAACTTGCAAGAATCAAGGCCGTTGGGGTTAATTGGTTTGTGTTTGTTGAGTGATTTTTTCGAGTCGGTCGCGACAATCGATAATTGTGGTTCCCAAGTGTTGCAAGTCGTTGTAATTTTCAATGTCATAAACCAGCCCGTTTAACTGTTCCCATACAACTTGCAAAATGGCTTTTTCTTCATGTGTCATGCGGTCACCTCGGTTTCTGTTTGTTGGGCACTGGTTGCCATTGAAATAATTATTTCGGCGATGTCATCCGCACCCCAATACTCAAAGGGTTGCCATTCAATCACGGAATATTCTTCAAACACGGCATCGCTTTCGCCGTATTCGCACTCGGTGAGTTTGTCAAACAGGGCGACACCATCGCCCGTCCAGTCGCTCAAAACATGGCGAAGGGCAAACAGTTTCCATTTATCGTTAATCGTGGTCATGTTTAAACCTCCAACTCGTCGGCGTATGCCTCGATCATGTGCTTAGCAATTTCATGCCAGTTCACATCTTGCAAGAACGCCATTGCGTAATCCATGGCCAAACCTTGCGGAACGCTTGCACATTCAAAAATAACTTGCTCGGCGTATTCTTTTATGCTTTCCGGTAGCCATTCCTCAATGTCAGACTGGTTATCGCTGAAATAGTCAAATGGGTCAAACCCGTCAAATATCTCAAGATTAACGCGCCATGTAGCGTAGTTTGTCCAACCGTTGTATGTGGTATCAGTCATTACAGTTACTCCTAAAAATTACAGTTACAGGGAAAAGGCAAACACAGTTAAAAGGTACAGGGCGACAGCCCCAACGAGTGCACCGCCGATTACTGCCCATTCGCTAGGCTCATCGGTGCTCAGTGGCTCGGGTGTGTAGTTTTCGCGGAATTTATCGAATGAGTTCATAAATTCACCGCCTTTGCAAAGTTAGGCGCTTCGCCGTTGTACATGGCAACTCTAAACGAGTGCCAACCTTGAGCGGAGGCGGCGGCTTTTACTTTCTCGATGTCGCTAGGTGTGCGACAGTTTGTTGCCAAAAGCGTTTCCATATAATCACGGGTTTCGCCTTTTTCCAAGCCATAAATCAAAATTTCACGCATTACATTTACTCCTTACTGGTTGATGATGTCTCTATTATATACCCCGTGGGTCATTTGTCAACCCCGTGGGTGCATTTATTTTCTAGGTGCTTTCCCTAACCCCGTGGGTTAGTTTATACATAAGTACCGCCGCGTCCCGTTCTTCACTACTCGCAAAATAACCCAAGTGTTTTGTCTTTGCGCCCTCACGCACCACGGCGCGGAATGGTTTCCTATCGGCGCGGGGTGCACGCGCCACAGTTTCACCCGTTCGCAAATAGTGAAGCACAATCGACGCGCTAACAATTCGCCCGCGCCAAAACACCCGCGACCCAACGGGTATAAATTCATCTCGAATGGTTGTCGAACCATCGGCGGCAAAAGTTCGCCATGTTTCGCGGCGCATCAAGCGCCCGTCGCGCTCTACCAATTCAAACCCCAACCGCTCGGGCTTTCTAATCTGCGGTTTCTTTTCCCGTGGTTTACGATCGACTGGTTGAGCGTAAACCACGGGTTCGGGGATGCCCAACAATTCCCGCAACTTTGAATCGGGCAATGCGTCGAGTGTGTCAAAGTCATACGCGCTCAACTCGGGCAACTCAAAAGCGCGGTTTACAAGTTCTTCATGTGTCATTGGTTTCCCCTTTGGTCAGTGTTTCCATGTTACCACAATTCTGCAAGGGTGTGACAAAGTTTCTTGTAGAGGGGTAAAAGGATTCGAGGATTCAAAAAATAAGTGCTTTTGAAAAAGTCGTACTATTTTTGCCTATCGCGCGGAGGAACATTGGCGCAGTGATGCACAAATGCGGAAACATGGAAACAAACCCCGATTCACCGACCCACGGGGTAAACGTATCACGCCGCATCGATTGAACCAATAGACGCAATGACCCACGGGGTCACCAGTAAACCCACGGGGTCGGGCGTCTGCGTGCCGTGGTGCTCGGCGCTCGGCGTCCCGCGCCGCCGGATTCGCCCGCGATTCTGGATTCCGGATTCAGGACACATGGGGTGGGTGGGGTCCCGCGACCCTCCGGTCCCGGCGACGGCGGTATCGCGAACAATTTTTTATTTTTTCAAATTAACCCTAGACCCACTGGGTTCACATAACTCCCATGATTCCTTTTCACCACGCAACACAAACCTGTGGTAGATTCACAGCACTATGGAAACAAGGCAAACCTCATCCGTAGGCGCAGTTGTCACACCCGGCCAAGTTGACGAACTCGACAACCTCGAATTGCCCCAGTGGCTTTCTGTGCCTGATCCCAAGCCGCTCACCCCGAGCAAGGTGATGCGTGAACTCGTCCATGCTCAATACGAAAACATCTTCGAGCGTGTCATCGAACAGATTTACCGTGGCCGCTCCCTTGCATCGCTGCTCGATGATGACCATCGGGAGATCAGCTACGAGGGGTTTTTGCGCTGGGTCAAGCGTGACCCGATGCGCCATGAACGGTTCAAAGAAGCACAGGAGAACCGCTCCGAGTTCATCGCTGGCGAGATTCTCCAGATTGCCGATGCCGAGGACTCCATAGAAGATGTGCAACGTTCAAGATTAAAGATCGACACTCGCAAGTGGCTGATGTCCGCTTGGAACAGAAAACGCTACGGCGAGACCAAGACGCTTGAGATGGCTGGCTCGATCTCGATTACGAATGCGCTGGCTGCGGCCCGTGAGCGCATGATCGAAGCAGAGGTGGTTGACGTGACACCGAAAGAGCTGGACAACTGATGCAACGCCCCATTTACTCGCCTGAAGAAGAACAACTGCTGATGACGCAGCTTTGGTCTCCGCAGATTGCGGATGACCCTGAGAACTTCGTCATGTTCTGTTTTCCGTGGGGGCAACCCAACACACCGTTGGAGAAATTCAAAGGACCACGCGCATGGCAGCGTCGGGCACTCAGGCGCATCGCCGAGTTCATCAAAGCCAACAAGAACAAACTGAACAATGACGAGTTGATCGATGCGCTGCGCCGTGCCGTATCGTCTGGTCGTGGTGTGGGTAAGTCGGCACTCGTGTCGTGGCTGATCCTGTGGATGCTGACAACTCGCATCGGCTCGAGCGTGGTCGTGTCGGCCAACAGCGAGACACAGTTGAGAACGGTTACATGGGGTGAGTTGACCAAGTGGGCCACGATGGCGATGAACTCGCACTGGTGGGAACCATCGGCCACAAAACTCGCGCCAGCATCGTGGCTGACCGATCTGGTCGAGCGCGATCTGAAGAAGGGCACGCGCTACTGGGGAGCCGAGGGCAAACTGTGGAGCGAGGAGAACCCAGACGCCTATGCGGGTGTGCACAACATGGACGGCATGATGGTGATCTTTGACGAAGCGTCGGGTATCCCAGACTCCATCTGGTCAGTGGCTGCGGGCTTCTTTACCGAGAACATCTTGGACCGATACTGGTTTGCGTTCTCCAACGGTCGTCGCAACACCGGGTACTTTTACGAAGCAGTCGATGGCAACAAGCGCGACTTTTGGGAAAGTGAAAAGATCGATGCGCGGACCGTTGAGGGCACGGACAAGTCGATCTATGACCAGATCATCGCTGAATACGGCGAGGACTCCGACGAAGCGCGAGTCGAGGTGTATGGCGACTTCCCCAAAAGCGGCGATGACCAGTTCATCATGCCATCGGTGGTGGACGACGCCATGAAGCGGGCCAAGTACAAAGACATGACCGCACCCGTCGTGCTCGGCGTTGACCCGGCCCGTGGGGGCATGGACTCCACAGTAATCGTGGCTCGGCAGGGGCGTGACATCTTGGCCATTCGCAGGTTCAAGGGCGACGACACCATGACCACCGTGGGTCATGTGATTGATGCCATCGAGGAGTTCAAGCCGACGTTGACTGCCATCGATGAGGGCGGCCTTGGGTACGGAATACTTGACAGGCTCACTGAGCAGAGGTACAAAGTGCGCGGGGTGAACTTTGGCTGGAAAGCCAAGAACCCTGTGATGTGGGGCAACAAACGAGCAGAGATGTGGGGCGCGATGCGCGAATGGTTGAAAACCGCATCGTTGCCGCAGGATCGACAACTGAAGGCCGATTTGGTTGGCCCGATGAAAAAGCCCAACTCGGCTGGCACGATCTTTTTAGAGGGGAAAAAGGAAATGAAAGCCCGTGGTTTGGCATCTCCTGATGCTGCCGATGCGCTGGCCGTGACTTTTGCTTTCCCTGTGGCACATCGCGAGTACAATGATCGAACAACCCTGCGACGTAATGCTCAAAACAGCGGCGTCGCAACTTCATGGATGGGAGCATAAATGCCACTCGTTAAATCACCCAGCAAAAACGCATTCCGTGCGAATGTAAAAGCTGAAGTCAAGGCCGGAAAGCCCGTAAAACAGGCCGTCGCCATCGCGTATTCTGTTAAGCGCGAAGCCCAAAAACCAGCCCCAAAAAGCAAAAAATGACTCTCAAGGCTAACCAAAACTGCGTCATCATCGAGCCGGATGTTGAGAAACACGAACTGTTCATCATCCCTCCCGGCGACAAATGTGAAACTGGCATCGTTGTTGCCATTGGCCCAAATTGCACAGATGTTGTGGTCGGTGACCACGTATACTTTGGCGTGGGTCAGGAATTTAAGTATGAGGGCAAAGAATATGTCGTCATGCGTGAACCCCACATCTTAGGAGTTTTGGAAAATGGCTGATCCAACAGGAATTACGGCTGCGGCTGCGGTCGCGGTAGGCGGTTCAACCAAGGACAAAAGCAACGCTGACGTTCTTGCCACCGCACGCACACGCCTTGATATGGCAATTTCGGCATTGTCCGAATCCCGTGAAGACGAACTCGACGATTTGCGATTTTACGCAGCGTCCCCAGACAACCAGTGGCAATGGCCCGCCGATGTGCTGGCAACCCGTGGCGCGGTGCAAGGTCAAACGATCAACGCGCGCCCTTGTTTGACCATCAACAAGCTGCCACAACACGTTCACCAAGTCACCAACGAGCAGCGCCAGAACCGCCCGCAGCCCAAAGTCATCCCCGCTGATGATGCTGCCGATGAAGAAGTGGCAGAGGTCTACAACGGCGTGATTCGTCACATCGAGTACATCTCTGATGCTGATGTGGCCTATGACACAGCGTGCGAAAACCAAGTGGCATACGGCGAAGGTTATGTGCGCATCTTGACCGAGTATTGCGACGAAAAATCATTCGACCAAGACATCAAAATTGGCCGCATCCGCAACAGTTTCAGCGTCTACATGGACCCGCTGATTCAAGACCCTTGCGGTGCAGACGCCGAATGGTGTTTTATCACCGAAGACTTGCCCCGTTCCGAGTACGAACGTCTGTACCCCAACGCTGTACCCATCACCACCTTGCAAACGCTGGGTGTCGGTGACCAAGAAATCTCTCAATGGCTCAACGAAGACACTGTTCGTATTGCCGAATATTTCTACAAAGAGTACACCAATGAAAAGCTGAACCTGTACCCCGGTAATGTGACCGCATTTGATGGCACACCCGAGGACAAAATGCTGAAATTGCAGTTCGGGTCACCTGTAAAAAGCCGTAAATCTGAGCGTTGCAAGGTCAAATGGCTCAAAATCAACGGTTATGAAGTGCTTGAGGAAGCCGACTGGGCTGGCGTGCATATTCCTGTGATTCGTTGCGTTGGTAACGAATTTGAAGTCGATGGTCGCTTGTATGTGTCTGGTTTGGTCCGAAATGCCAAAGATGCCCAGCGCATGTACAACTACTGGGTGTCGCAAGAAGCTGAAATGCTGGCGCTGGCCCCCAAAGCACCGTTCATCGGATACGGTGGTCAGTTTGAAGGTTATGAGATGCAGTGGAAGACTGCCAACACAACCAACTGGCCGTATTTGGAAGTCAATCCAGACGTCACAGACGGCTCTGGAGCCGTTCTTCCACTGCCACAACGTGCACAACCCCCAATGGCCTCCTCGGGCCTCCTGCAAGCCAAGGCTGGCGCGTCTGATGACATCAAGTCATCGACTGGTCAGTACAACGCTGCGCTGGGCATGACATCGAACGAACGTTCCGGCAAAGCCATCTTGGCCCGCCAGCGTGAGTCCGACATCGGCACATACCATTACGTTGACAACTACGCCCGCATGATCCGTTATGTTGGCCGTCAACTGGTCGATCTGATCCCCAAGATTTACGACACGCAGCGCGTGGCTCGCATCATTGGTGAAGATGGCGAGTCCACTACCGCCAAGATGAACCCACAACAGCCTGAAGCGGTCAAAAAGATCGTCAACGAGCAGGGCATCGTAATCGACAAGATTTACAACCCGTCCGTGGGCAAATACGACGTTCAGGTCATCACTGGACCCGGCTACGCCACCAAACGCCAAGAGGCTTTGGAAGCAATGGCTCAGTTGTTGCAAGGCAACCCTCAATTGTGGTCCGTGGCAGGCGATTTGTTTGTCAAGAACATGGATTGGCCGGGCGCTCAAGAGATGGCGAAACGTTTTGCCAAGACCATCGATCCAAAGATTATTGGCGACGACGAAGACAACCCAGCGTTGGCCGCAGCCAAGCAGCAAATGGAAGCCATGAATCAAGAACTGCAACAAATGCACGGTATGCTCCAAAACGTGCAGCAGTCTTTCGAGGCCCGCGACATCGAGGTCAAGGAATACAAGGCTCAGGTGGACGCATACAATGCAGAAACGAACCGCATCAAGGCCGTTCAAGCAGGTATGTCGCAAGAGCAGATTCAAGACATCGTCATGGGCACGCTTCACGCCGCAATGGACAGCGGAGACATTGTTGCAGGCTCGCCAGAAATGCGTGAAAATCCAGCCATGCCGGAACCGGGTGAAATGCAACCCGAAATGCCAGAGCAATCAATGGGAGGTATGCCTCAATGAGCACCGCAGCAGATTTTGTAGGAACGTTGTTCCTTGCCCGTGACGTGGCGCATTCAGTGCATCTCAACACGCGCAGTTTTTCCAAGCACATGGCGCTAAATGCTTTTTATGACGGCATCATTGATCATGCTGACGCTTTTGCTGAAGCCTACCAAGGCCGTCATGGTCTAATTGGCCCCATCAGCTTGATGACGGCAAAGAAAACTGGCAACATCACGGAATTCTTGCAAGACTCATTGGCCGACGTCGAAAAAATGCGTTATGAGGTGTGCGATAAATCGGACTCGTCGTTGCAGCAATTGATTGACAATATTGTCGAGTTGTACTTGACCACACTTTACAAGCTAAAATTCTTGGCATAAGGAGCCATCATGGAACTTTTACGACCTCTAGCCGATACTGATTTTCCAGCACGCACGGTGTCTTACACTGGCACTGCTGGCTCCACTTCGACGTGGAACCCCGGCCCCGAAGGTGTTGTGGTTTGGTCCACAACCCCTTGTTATGTGGCCGTTGGCGTTGGCGTAACTGCCACCACATCGAGCACCCCCATTCCCGCATACACACCTATCCCGTTTTACTTGGAACCCGGCTCTGGCGCACCTTGGCGTGTCAGCGCGATCCAAATCGCGGACGCAGGTTCGGTGTATTGCAAACCAATTAACATCCGATGAGTTGGGGCGTTGGTCTTCGCAGTTCAGTAGCGATTGGCCTAGCAGGCATCGTTACTCTTTTTTCAGGCACTCGCGATAGCGGTGCCTCTGTCGGTAACTTGCTCTGTGAAAACGGTGACAACCTTGTGCAAGAAGACGGCGGTTTGATTCTTTTGGAGTGACCTAAATGGCTGTCGTATTCCTCTCTCCCGTGGGCGGTGTAGCAGCCCAGTTCCTAGACAACAACGCAGTGCCTTTGTCGGGTGGCAAGTTGTACACGTACCAAGCTGGTACAACCACTCCTCAAGCCACCTACACGACAAATGCAGGCAGTGTGGCTCGCACAAACCCAGTTGTGCTGGACTCCGCAGGTCGAGTACCCAATGGTGGTGAGATTTGGCTCACTTCTGCCGCATACAAATTTGTTCTTTACACGTCCACAGATGTGTTGATTGCGACATGGGATAACATTTTTGGTATCGGTGCATCTGCGGCTCAGAATTACACAGGTGATGGCACTACGGTCGGGTATTCGGTCAGCGGTAGCGTGCAAGACGTTTACATAAACGGCGTCTACCAAAACCGAAACACTTATTCCGTTACGAGCGGTACTTTGACATTCAGCGAAGCGCCACCTCTGACATCATTGATTGAAATTCTGTACAACTGATAAGGACCCATCATGGCAGATAAAAAGATTTCCGCACTGACCGCAGCATCGACCCCGTTGGCGGGGACTGAAGTTCTGCCAATTGTTCAAGGTGGCGCAACCGTAAAAGTAGCCGTCAGTGATTTGACAGCAGGCCGTGCAGTTACGGCGGCTGGCGTTGTGTCTACCAGTTCAGTCAAAGGCACCTCGTTTTACACTACATCACAAACAATTACGGGAATTGTCAGCGGTGCAACAAATGATTTTGCCGCATGTGATATTCCGCAAGACTCGTCTTATTTGGTAACTGCCAAATATGTCGTTTCTGCTGGGAATAACGGCATACGCACAAGCATTGTTTCAAAGCAATCCAGCGGTGCAGGTTCAGCGACGCTTACCTCATTGAATGCCGATCTTTCAGCGGCAACAACCAACGTTGCAATTTACGCGACCAACAACGGTTCGGACACGATCATTCGAGTCATCGTGACCACAAGCGCCGCTGGTGGTAGCTGCACAGTTACTTGCACTCGGATTGGATAAATATGAGCCTGACCAAAGTTTCCTATTCCATGATCACTGGCGCGGTTGCGAACGTGCTGGATTATGGTGCTACTGGGGACGGCGTCACAAACGATGCTGTTGCCATTCAAGCGGCTCTCGATAGCGGTCATTCGGTGTATCTGCCGGAAGGCGTGTACTTTTTGAACGACACCACGCTAAATTTGCCGGAGGACTGCACCGTATTTGGCGATGGTCCAAACACCGTGTTGTTGGGCAATGGTGCAAATCCTGTCGTTGAGTTTGCTGGTACATCGGGTACCCACGTTGCCAATTTGACATTGCGCGACATGACGGTCAAACGTCAAAACGGCACTTATGCCGCCAGTCGTCAATTGGCCGAATTTACGTATGCCGATGATTGCTACATCCAAAATGTGATTTTCGATGGCGATATTGCCACCAGTAGCTACACAGGCTGTTTGATTGGTTACAGCGTCACACGATTGAACGTAAGCGATTGCCAGTTTTTGAACGGCTCTAGCTTGAATTTGACATCGTATGGTGCTCTTTCAACCAATCTGTTTTCAAACGGTTGCGTCATCAAGAATTGCTACATGGCTCCGGCAGCCGCGCAAGGTTTTGATTTTTACTACGTCAACGATTTGATCGTCGATGGTTGTATTGCGCATGGTCGCACATCAACCTACGGTTGCGGTTTCATCATTGAATATCAAGGCCGCAACATCACGTTCACCAATTGCATTTCCTACGACAACACGCGTTCTGGTTTTTATTACGAACCGAATACTGCGTATGGTCTTGCGTCGGTCACGTTCAATAATTGCATTGCGTACAACAACGGCGAAACGGGCCTGTATTCGCAAAACAGTTTTGGTTTGACGATTACTGGCGGTGCCTACTGGGGATCGTCAACATCTTTCACGGGGTCAAATGCTGGCATTGCCCTTGAAACCACTGCGCTTCAATGCACTGTGACTGGTGCGTATATCCATAGCAATCAGGTAGCTGGTCTTTACATTGGTGGAAATAGCCAAACGGTCAGTGTTACGGGAAACTTGTTCTACAACAACAATGGACCTGCTATCAAATTTGGCGGTACTGCAACTGGTGTTGAACTTGTTGGAAACGTGTTTAAGGAAAACCTTAGCACAGTGTACGGATGGGTTGAAAATCAAACTGGTCAATGGATCGATGGTCCTTGGGTTACATACACTCCCAACGTGTACTCAAACGATGGCAGCACAGCGGTAATCATTAGCAACAACTCTGTCAAATACAAACTGATTGGAAGTGTGTGTCATGTCGAAGGGTATTTTGAGTTTGCAGGTTCTGCTGCCAACAGCACAATCTACATTGAAATGCCAGTAAGCGTGGCATGGACGGGCAGCAACACTGGTCCTGACGCGCAAACAATGCGTGGATCAGCCAAAGGCAGCGCGTCTGTTGTTTTACCTGTCACAAGCATTTACTACCCATCTCGATTGGCAATTGGCGGCATGACAGTTTCTGACACCAACGTGCGGTTTACTGCCGCTTTTGAAACCGCATAAGGAAAAATCATGGCACTCAAAAAAGACTTTACGACTTCGCAAGGCATTGAACTCAAGAATGCCTACATTCGTGTTTACGGTGTGGATTGCGCAACCAAAAATCACGCACTTGCAAAAATTGGTGTGCAGGTCGCAGAAGGTAAACCCGTCATTGATCAGTTGACAGCTTCTTTCGATCTTGATCTAAACGGATCAAACCCATTTGCTCAAGCGTATGCTTTTGCAAAAACACTGCCTGCTTTTGCAGGTGCTCAAGACTGCTAAATAGGAAATCATCATGCTTGAAAAATTGATTGAAGTTTTGGAAAACGGCACAGTGCAAGTGCGCACGGTAGTTGTGGACGGTGAAACCACATCGTTCAAACATTACACAATCGCGCCCGGTGCCGATTATTCCAAAGAAGAACCCCGTTTGAAGGCAATTTGCGCTGCGGTTCAAACCCCTGACGTGATTGCGGCATACGCCGTTGCACAGTCAGCGTAATCTGCTGTAAGATTCAAAAAAACTGTATCGGCCCAGTTGACCGAGGAATCTAAGGATTCGGAACCTATGACTGATGAAGTCCAAAACCTAGCGGAAGTAGCACCCGCGCCAGCACCGGAAGTGACGGCCACTCCACCTGCTGTTGAGAATGCGCCGGAAGTCACTGCTGATGGTGAGCAAGTAGATCAACCAGCGTCGAAGGTATTCACGCAGGAAGAACTCGATGCAGCTATTGGTAAACGGCTTGCGAGAGAGCAACGTAAATGGGAACGAGAGCAACAAGCACGTTTGAGAGAAACTCAAATGTTGCAAACGATGCCTCAAGGTGCACCGTCGCGTGATCAGTACGACTCTGATGAAGCCTATGCTGACGCATTGGCAACTGTCAAAGCCGAACAACTGGTTGCTCAACGTCGGCAACAAGAGGAATATCGTAAAACTCTTGCCGTGTATGAGGAAAGTGAAGAAAAGGCTCGGGACAAATACGATGACTTTGACCAAGTTACTCGCAACCCAAACCTGCCAATCACCAACGTCATGCTTGAAGCGATCCAGTCTTCGGACATTGGACCCGATGTAGCTTACTACCTTGGAACCAATCCCAAAGAGGCCGAGCGCATTGCCAGTTTGTCGCCCTATCTGCAAGCAAAAGAAATTGGGAAGATTGAGGTAAAAATTGCTTCTAATCCTCCCGTGAAAAAAACCTCGTCTGCGCCAGCGCCAATTAACCCGGTGACTGCTCGTGGTGCTACACCTCCTGTGTATGACACAACTGATCCTCGTTCTACGAAGACCATGAGTGATTCACAGTGGATTGAAGCCGAACGGCAACGCCAAATTAAGAAACGCCAAGCCCAGATGGCCCGCTAATTTTTGAAAGGACTCATTGTGTCTAACAGTATCTTAACCATTGACATGATCACCCGTAAGGCTCTTGAAATTCTCGAGAACAATCTGGTGCTCACCCGTAACGTGAACCGTCAGTACGACGACAGCTTTGCTGTTGAAGGTGCGAAGATTGGTTCAACTTTGCGTATCCGTTTGCCCGACCGCGCTCTGGTAACTGACGGTGCTGCCCTGCAAGTTCAGGACGACAACGAACAGTACACCACTTTGACTGTTTCCAGCCAAAAGCACATCGGCGTGAACTTCACATCTGCTGAATTGACCATGCAATTGGACGACTTCGCAGAGCGTGTGTTGAAGCCTCGTATCAGCCAGTTGGCATCGTCTGTGGACGCTGATGTTGCAAATGCTTACAAGAGCATCTACAACTCTGTGGGCACACCCGGCACCACACCCGGCACTTCTTTGGTTCTGTTGCAAGCCCAACAAAAACTGAACGAAAACGCAGCCACCATGTCGCCTCGCTACGCCACCGTCAACCCTGCCGCTAACGCTGGTTTGGTCGAAGGCATGAAAGGTTTGTTCAACCCCACCGACACTATCAGCCGCCAATTCAAGAACGGCATGATGGGTGAAGGCGTGTTGGGCTTTGACGAAGTGAACATGTCTCAATCCATCAAGCAACACTTGACTGGTTCTTGGGGCACTAGCATCACTGTGACTTCGACTGTGTCTACACAAGGTCAAGCCACTTTGCCAATCAGCTTCACTGGTTCAAGCAAGACTTGGAACGTGGGCGATGTGTTCACTATCGCAAACGTGTACGCTGTCAACCCACAAACTCGTGAATCGACTGGTTCGTTGCAACAGTTCACCGTGACTGCTGTGGCTTCTGGTTCGTCTACTGCGACTTTGAGCATCAGCCCCGCTTTGTACACTGCTGATCAAGCCTTGGCTACTGTGGACACATTCCCACAAGCCAGCGCCGCAGTGACCATGGTTGGTTCTGCTGCCACTTCGTACCCACAAAACTTGGTGTACCACAAAGATGCGATCACATTTGCGACCGCTGACTTGCTGTTGCCTCAAGGTGTGGACATGGCTGCTCGTGCTGTGCACAACGGCATCAGCTTGCGTGTGGTTCGCCAGTACGACATC